CCCGCGGGGTTGCCGATAGGGCCGAATCATGAGCTTGAAATCCGTGGGGTCAAGTACAAGATTTTGCACGCCCCATTCGATTGGGCTATAGGTCGAGCCCCTTGGTTTCAGCGCCACTCCCCCATGATTGAGGTTATGTGTGAAAGGCGTGATGTTGATGGCTGATAAATTCGCGTTCCGGTTGGATAGTGATGCTATCAATGCGATGTTGCGTGAAAACTTCATGAGCGTGGTTGAGGCTAAGGCGGCTGAGGTTGCGGCCAATGCTAGGGGTATTGCGAATCCGAAAATGCCGGTCGCATCTAGAAGTGAGGTCAATAAATCAGGCAGGCCTGTTGGCCTGGTGACGATCATGCACGCTGGTGGTTTGAACTCGCAAGCGAAGCATGGGACCCTGACCAAAGCGGCAACACAGGCGGGGCTTGATTTGAAACGGTATGGGGGCACAAAGTAAATGCTGGAAAAGGATAAACGCCTGTTCATGTCCCAGGATGCCACCGCCAAGGTGCGTGAGTTTCTGGCACAAAACGAGGCTTTCAAAAAGCGCACATCAGCAATGCTGCCCCTCAAATACTCGCCCCAAAAAAACGGTTGGCATGTTACCGTCCAATCCGATGGTGTCATTTCCGGGGGTAAGGGCTTCACCGTTGAGGTGGTGCGCGTCACAGTGCATTCATATGATATGCCTTCCGCAACCCGAATCATGCGCACAATCGACGCAGCCCTAATATCCTTTGGGGGCAGGTGGAAACTAGGGGTGCAAGCCTCGACAAACATCATCACCACACCGGACAGTAAACTTGGGGGATACGTTTCTTCCGCAACATATAATATTTTCGTGAATAGGATTACGTTATGAGCATTAAGCAACGCGAACCGCAAAACGTGAAAACGATCACAGATGCGGTGGTGTACATCAGTTATGCTGATGATCCGAAGGTGAGTAAGAATGGTGTGCTGGATCACACTTGGATGACTTTGGGTATTCTTAAGGATGACCAAGAAATTGATTTGAACCGGGCGATGGAGATTCAGGAAACCAAGGGCTTGGGCATGGGCACCGTGGCGGTGACCGGTAAGCCTGGTTCGGTGATTCTTAAGGTTCTGGTTCTTGAAGAGAATGATGCTGTGCAATCCGTGCTATGGCCGGACCGCACACGGGGAACCACGCCGTCGAAGCGGATTGATGGGGCCGAGATTCTTTTGCACAGCGCTAAGCTGGCCCGCCCGTTCGTTGCCGTGGAGTACGAGTTTAACGACGGCTCACACCGTATCCTGGCGTCCCGTACCCGTACCGCGGCTAAGGGCGAGAATCTGAGCAAGGGCCAAGAAGCTTCTGGTACCGAGATCGAGATCAACGTTCTACCGGACACGTTCAAGGCCGTGTTCGAGAAGCTGGATTTTGTGCCGGATGAGAAGCAAGAAATCATTGATCTGGAGCGGTTCACCGCTACCTTGCCGCAGGCCAAGAAGCTTGTTAAGCTTCCCGCCGGGGCTACTGGCGGTACCTGGAATCTGCGCATCAACTACAACGAAACCAAGGATTTGGCGCATGACGCTAACGCCGATAAGGTTAAGGATGCTTTGCGTGAGATTGCGGGCGGCGAGGAAGCAACAGTTTCCGGCTCCGCTACTGCCGGTTTCACGGTCGAAGCGTTCGAGGGCATTCTTGCCGCAGTGAGCCATCTTGAGGGCGCGACTGGCCAGATCACGGTTGAGGACGCACCGTAAAATAAGGTCACTGTGACATTAATGGGTGATGTTATTACATTATCCTTAACGTCACTGTGATGATATAAACATGGGGTTTAGGGGCGCACCCGACACCAAGCCGCCCCCACTTTTCAACAATCAATAACTACCTAGGAAAGGTTCACCCTAATGAGCGCAACCCAAAAAGAAGCTGTGGAAGAAACTACCACCGTCGAAATCACCGCAACCCTACGCGGCCAAGAAGTCACCGTCACGATCCCCGCCACCCTCGAAGACATGAGCCTAGATGCTTACGATTCTTTCTGTGATAAGCCTGTGGCTGTGTATCGGGATATTCTTTCCCCGGAGGATTGGGGCAAGATCAAGGCTACCGGCGCAACGTTGCGTGATTTTCAGAAGCATGTTGTCCCCCTTATTGATAAGGAATGGGGACTTACGGGAAAATAGAATTACTCCCCTATATCCGTGAGCATGAGGACCTTGTAGAGCAGGACCTTGCTTTTATAGGTATTGACTATCGTGATTTTTGGCGGCCCAAAGGCGGCAAGTCACGGCTCACCCTGAGGCGGCTATTGGTGCTGGTAGATGGCTTGGATCGTACCCGGTCAAGGTTTTGGTCGGAAATATTGGATATTGATAGGCTATCAATTGAGGGCTATATTCTTGCCGATATTTTTGCTGCTATCACTTCCGGGGAGCGTCACCCCATGGCGACGATGCGTGAGGGCGCTAGGAAGCAGAAAGCCTTAGAGGAACGTAAGGAACGCTATTTCAGGATCAAGGCTGAACGCGAACGCAAACTTGCGCTAGCGAAGGGGAAAACTTAACACAATATTTTTTGCGGGGCAGGCCATTGGTTTGCCCCGTCTTTTTTAATACTTTTATTATTTTAGTGAGGTTAGCATGTCAGCTATCGGTTATGCTTCTTTGCCGATCACGGTGTCCCTTCGGGGTATGAATGCGGCTATCAAGAAGCATCTAGAGGACCCTGTGAATAGTGCTGCAACGAAGGCGGGGAAGAAGATTCAGACCGAGCTCACCCTTGGCATTGATGGGTCGGCTAAGGCGTTTGAGCAGGCGAAACGCCGTGAAGCGCAGGCGCAGGAAAAAGTCAACCAGGCTATGCAAAAAACTGAGCAAGCCCAGGCTAAGGTTGAGACGAGCACGAAGCGGCTTGAGGCGGCGGAGAAGAACCTGGAGTCGGTGCGTGTCTCACAGAATTCTAAGGTTCAGGATGCTGAGGCTAAACTGCAATCATTACGCGATAGCAGTACCGCCACCACGGAACAACTGGAGTCTGCGGAGCGTAAACTTGAGGCGGCTAGGGCTAACCAGGACGCGAAAATTGCCCAAGCAGAAGCGAAGGTTTCCGCTGCTAGGCAGCAACAATTAGGGTCTGTGAGCGCGCTTGAGGGTGCGGAAACCGCCCTGTCGTCGGCGCGCGGTAGGGCTAGTGATGCTGCCGATAATGTGGCGGCTGCGCAGCGCCGTATGGCTGATGCTTCCGATGTGGGTTCCGCAAAAATGCAATCTTTGGGGGCCGTGTTTGATAGTGTGGCTGGCCAGGGCGCGGGCTTGTTTGGGCAGTTGGGGAAAGTGTCGGGGCTGCTTGCGGCTGGTTTGGGGCTTGCTGGTGGCGTGGGTTTCCTGAGCGAGGCCATTAAGGAAGGCCGGGAGTTCGATGGTGTGCTGGGTTCGCTTGGTGCCGTGACGGGTTCCACTGCGGAGCAGTTAGCGAAGGTGAAGCAGCATGCAAAGGATTTGGGTAATGATGAGTCCCTGGCTGGTACTTCCGCGGCATCGGCTGCTGATGCTATGCTTGCCTTGGCTAAGGGCGGCATGGATGTTTCTCAGGCTATGGACGCTGCTAAGGGGTCGATTCAGCTTGCCGGTGCTGCCCAGATCAGTGCTGGTGACGCCGCGGATTTACAGGTTGCTGCCCTGAACAGTTTCCACCTGGCAGCGGATCAGGCTACCCGTGTTGCGGACGTGCTTGCAAACACTGCAAACAACACGGCGACCACGGTCACAGACCTTGGCGAGGCCCTGAAAATGGCTGCCCCCACCGCGGCAACACTGGGTGTTTCCTTAGAAGACACTAACACCTATATTGGCTTGTTTGCTAACCAAGGCGTCAAGGGCACCATGGCAGGTACCGCTATGCGTTCCGCACTACTGTCTCTCACATCGCCTTCTAAGCAAGCGGCAAAAGCCCTAGAAAACATGGGTATCCAAGCATTTGATGCCGATGGCAAGTTCGTTGGCCTGAGAGAAATCACAATCCAGTTGCATGATGCCCAAGAACGCATGGGTGAGTCCGCATTCCTCGCCGAAGCTTCCACCGCGTTCGGACGCGAAGCCGTGTCGTTCGCCACCACCGCGGCAAGTAGTGGTGTTGAAGCGTTTGATAACCTACGTGGAAAAATGGATGCCGTCGGTACCGCTGGCGAGACTGCGGGGGCGAAACTTGGCGGCCTTAACGGCGCCATGGAACGCTGGGATAACGCCTTGTCAGACGCCAAATTACGCATCTATGAGGTGATTGCACCGCATCTTGAAGTGTGGATGGATCAATTAGGAAAATCTGTTGGTAGCGTTGCCGAGGCGTTCTCTAAAACTGTTGAATGGATTCGCCAACACAATGAACTTGTGGGCACGATTGCAGCTATGATTGGTGGCGTGATTGGTGCGTACACCATGCTGAAAGCGGTTCAGGCCGGGGTGTGGGCTGTTGGTGCTATCAGGAATTTCATGGTTTTACTTCAGGCGATGCCTGCCCTGCTAGCCGCACAGCGGGCCGGAACCTTGGCGGCCACAGCCGCTAACCTGGGGTTGACAGGCAGTTTCACAGGGTTGAACGCCGTGATGGCCATGAACCCGTTCATTGCATTGGGCTTGGCTATTGCTGCCGTGGTTGCTGGCCTAGTGTATTTTTTCACCCAAACCGAAACCGGTAAACGCCTTTGGGGTGAGTTCACAGACTTTCTTAAGAATGCTTGGGAAGGCGTCAAGGAAGGCTTGGCTAATATTGGGCAGTGGTTTAGTGAGAAATGGCAGGCAGCAACTGAAGGCTTGTCCTCACTGAAAGATAAGGTGACCAACACTTTTAACGAACTAGCGGGGCCTGTGAAAGACTTTGCTGGCAATGTTGGCACGTGGCTTAGTGAGGGTTGGGAAAACCTGAAAACCGGGGCTGGTGTGTTCAAGGACATCATCGGGGATGCTATTAGCAAAGGCTGGGAAAACGTTAAGGACATTTTCAGTGCCAGCATCGACACCGTGAAAGAAGTGTTTTCCGGCTTCTTCGTAGCCCTGGTAGATATTGTTACCGGTAACTGGGAGGATGTGCCCAAAGCGTTTGGCCGCATGTGGGATCACATTAAGGACATTTGGGGCGAGGCCGGGGAGAACATTAAGAACCGGTTTAATGAGTTTGCGGAGAATGTGAAGGGCAAGCTGGGGGCGTTCAAAGATGCGGCTGTGAATAAGATTAAGAACATGTGGGGGGATATTGTTCAGGGCTTCCACGCTGGTGTTGCCAAGGTTATTATCACGGTCACTGGCTGGAAGAATCAGTTTTTGACGCATCTTGCGGAGATGATTAGCAAGGGCCTGAAGTTTGCGCAAGAGTTCCCGGATAAGCTTAAGAATTTCTTCGCTAAGGCTGGTGCGTGGCTGGTCAATGCGGGTATCAATATTTTCACCGGTTTGCTTAATGGCCTGCGTGAGGGCTTCGCTAAGGTCATGAACTGGCTGGATGAGAAGGTTTCCGCTATCCAGGACAAGGTTTCCAGTGTAGCATCTTCGGCGTTTAGTATCAACACTGAGGGGTCGCGTCACGCTAATGGGGGTATTGTTGGGTATGCTCGTGGCGGTTTGGCTTTTGCTAAGGGTGGTGAGAATCACACTGCGACGATTGCGGCACCGGGGGAGTGGCGTGTGTGGGCTGAGCCTGAAACTGGTGGTGAGGCGTATATTCCGTTGGCCCCGGCTAAGCGGGCACGGTCTACCGCTATCCTGAGTAGGGTTGCTGATATTTTTGGTATGCGTTTGCAGGATAAGGCAACTGGTATGCCTGTGCAACCTACTTACACGGGTAATATTTATGGGGGCCAAAAGTTTGCTGAGGGTGGTGTTACTGGCCGTGACCTGGTGCGTTTTGCCCAGGGCTATTCTGTGAAGGGCTATCAGGCTTCCCGCCCGCTTGAGGGGGCACCGTATGTGTGGGGTGGCTCAAACTGGGGCGACTGTTCCGGCGCGATGAGCGCTTTCGCTGCCCTGGCTGCTGGCATAAACCCATTCCCCCGGAAGTTTGCTACCGGGAATCAGGGCGACTGGGGCGCTTCTCATGGTTTCCACAGGGGTGTTGGTGGCGCTAACACGTTCACCATGTGGTGGTTCAATGGCGGCCCGTGGGGTGGGCACACTGTTGGTAAAATCGACTATGGTTCCGGTAGTGTGTTTGTTGAAATGGGTGGCCAGCGGGGTAATGGCCAGCTTGGCGGTATGGCCGGCGCTAACCTGTCCCAGTTCACTGATGCAATGTTTATTAGGTTGCGTGGTGGCGGTCCGCAGTATTCTGCTGAAAAGTTCGAGGAAACCCTAGACCGTTTCGACGGCCTACCGGGCAAGATTGATGGCATCACCTATAGCCCCGATAGTGGTGGGTTCACCCTGGATTCGGGTGTTGCTACCACCCGTAGCGGGGATTCCACAGGTTCGGGTACCCCCGGCTGGGGGTCGGCTGCTGAGCTGCATAAGGCTTTGGCGAAGTTTTATGGCTTACAGGAAACTAAGAAGGGCACTGCGCTTACTGGTAGTGGCAACGAGTACACGGGTAGTGGGGTTGCTGGACCCAAAGAATTGGGTGACCCGTTAACGCTCGACCCTGACAAGGATGTTCCCTATGGTCAGCAGGGTAAGAAGCATAGTGGTTGGGGCCATGATTATTTCGTTCACGAAATTTCCCGGCGCGCAAAGGACTTCTCACTTTCTTCTAAGGGTGCAATGATCGGTGTTGCTACCGCTTTGGTGGAGTCTGGCGACCCCCTGAAAATGTTTGCAAACGCTAAGGTTCCCGGATCGTTGGCGTTCCGTCACGATGCTGTGGGTTCGGATCATGACAGTGTGGGCTTGTTCCAACAGCGCCAAGCCGGGTGGGGCACCCTCGCGGAACGCATGGATCCTTACAAATCGGCGGGCTTGTTCTATAAGGCCATGCTATCGAAGTTCCCGGGGTGGGAATCCATGGCCCCGGGTGCTGTGGCGCAGGGTGTACAGGTTTCCGCTTTCCCAACACGGTACGCAACCAAAATGGATCGGGCGTTATCCCTGGTCAAGGGCACCGGCTTGTATGATAATGGTGGTTGGTTGCCGTCTGGCGGTATGGCGGTGAACCTTTCCGGTAAGCCGGAACGCGTGCTAACTCACCAAGAGTTTTTGGGGCTTGACCATTTGGCTAACTCGATTGATAGTTTGGTTAGTAAAATGGAGCCCATTGTTGAGCGCATCGGTTCACAGTGGGAGGAACGCCGTGCTGACTACGAGGGGGATTTTCTGGGGTCCGCGCAAATTGTTCAGGATGCTGAGCAGGGTTTGGCGGAAACCCGGCGCCAAGTTGTAGACAACACGAAGGCAGAGAAGGAAGCCTTAGAAGAGGTTGAGAAAGCCCGCAAGGAATACCAGGAAGCCGAAGCTAAGGGGGCGAAAGTTTCCACAGCGTCGGCTAGGAAGATTCAGGATGCTGAAACAGCACTGGCCCGTGCACGATCCTCAAAGGCCAAGAATAAGGCTGAGAAGATTGCGGATGCGGAGAAGCGTCTGGCCAGGGCGCGTGAGGATGCTGCGGCTTCGATTGATAAATCCGATAATAAGAATGCTGAGGAACAGAAGAAAAAGCTTGAGGCCCTGAATAAGGCTGAGGATAAGCTGGCTAAGGTTCGTAAGCAAAACGGTGACGCCCTGAAGCAGATTGAGGTTGCGGAACGAACCGTCATGGCGGCACGTATCCAAGCGGTACGTGACCTTATCACCGCGGCACAAACCGAACTCAACACCATGATTGGGGCGTTTGCCCTGGTGGCGGGGGTTGTTTCGGAAGCTCACGACACTGTGCAGAAGACGCGGAAGGAAGTTCGCAAGCTCAAATATGACCTAACCCAGGCGATGTTTACCGCAACGCAGGCGGCTATCAACCTGAGGAATGCTGAGTTTAACCTTGCGCAAACCCGCGCAAACGGGATGCTGAATCAAGCGAAAGCGCTTGAAGCATTGGACAAGGCGCGCCTTGAGGCGAACAAGCAAATGTACGACCAATTCGGTTTCGCTATTGATCGGTACATTGAGAAAGGCACCGGGGCTTGGGGTACCGTGGCAGGTGAGGCACAACGCCGCACAAACCAGGTTCGGGCAGCGGAGTGGGAACTGCGCCGTGTACAAGCTGAGAATGCCCTTCAGCAACACACTGCTATGATGCAGGCGAAGGACGCGGCTTTTGCTGCGGCTGAGGCTACTTTGAATCAGGCTAAGGCTGCTGAGCTGCTGAAACTGTCAACACAAAAGTTGCAGGTGCAGGCGGCTAAACTGTACGGCCTTGACACCCCGGGCTTGTCTGGGGCGCAGAAGGGTTTGCAGGGTTTGCAGAAGGGCGCTAGCGGCCTGATGGGTGTGCTAGGCGGCCTAGTATCAGCAGGGCTCGGCTTCTACACTGGCAACATCGCTACCGGTGTGGGTGGGGCACTCACTGCGATTAAGAGTATTGGTGATATTTTCACAGGATTTCACGCGCTTAAAGCCAATAAGGACGAGACCGGGAAAGTTTTCAAGGGCTTATCGCTTGGTAAGAAACTATCATTAGGTTTGGCCACGCTGCTTGGTGGGGCCGCTGCGGCTGGTGGTGCTGTTGCTGGCGTGAACGGGTACGGTGTTGATGCCGCTACTGGCGGGGCGAAGGTCGGTTCTGAGATCATTAACTCGGCTTTCGGCACGATTGCTGAGAATATGAAAACCGACATGGAACGCCTCAATTTGGAGTTCCAGCGCCGTCAGGAAGCGTTGCAAAACGACTATGCTTCACGTTTGCAAAATTTGCAGAACGAACGCGAGTACAACAAAACCGCTGGTGAGCTGCGCAAGTCGGAGCTGAGTAAGCTTGTTGAGCTTGCAAGCATCAATAAGCAGATTCAGGAAGCCACCTCGAAGGAAACCGTGGATGCGTTGAAGCATCTGGCTGAGGTGACGGAGCAGCAGCGCAATTCTGAGCTGCGTTTGCATAAAGATACGATCCATGATTTGCGTTTGGCTTTGCGTCAGTCGGGGGCGGAGGCTGAGCATGCGGCCGCGGAGTCGGAGCGTGTGGGCAACAAGCGTGCCACCGTCACCGTGAATTTGCCTTCGGATAAAACCGCCTACAGTGCCGATGAGGTGAAGGCGCTTCTGGAGCAGATCAGTAAATCGCAAGCGGATTTGGATTTGCGCGTGAAAGAGATCGAGGAAGAGAAGAAGCCGAACGCTTGGGACTTCCAACGCTCGCTGCGGAAAAACTAGTGTTTGTGATTTGCCCCACTTCCTAGTTTGCCCTGTAACGCCCTAACGGAGCGGGGTTGGGGTAATTGTTCATTCTCGATAGTTGCCCCCGCTATCGCCCCGCTAGAGGCACTAAACGGCGTTTCCCCTGGTGGGCAATACCGCTACAGTTTGAGCATAAGAAAAC